CCAAGCGGTTACGGCAACACCAGATGCAAAAGTTTTCTTATCGGTTACCTTGTATTTTGATATACGTTTCATCACTTAACACCCCCCGTAAGTCTTGCTGAACCCTGCTTCGCAGTTCAATGGTAGCTCTCGCGCCCACACAGGACGAGAACGCATACACGCCTCAACAAATGCCAGCCCTTCCTCAACCTCATGCTCTGGCACCAGACAACCTATAGCGTCATGCACCGTCATCACCACCGGATATTTTTTGGCTACCATAATCATCTGCATACCTATGATGATACGTGCGAGTGCTTGGCATATGTTCTCTACTACCTTACCCCCGTATATTCTGTTGGGAATTATAGTCTTGCCTCGTTTTGTGTCATACACTAACTCCGTCCCTCTACCGCCGTCCCCGTTCACCTTGCGTAAGTTGGGATACTTGATGTGCAAGTCATTCGGTAGCCGTATGCCGTCCTCACCCTCTACAACTAGTACCCCCGCCCGACCCAGTGGCGCACTCTCGTTGTCCATAATTGCTTCTAGTGCGTTGCTGGCTTCCCTCCACAATTCCGTTATTCTTGGGTAGGTTCTACGGTACACATCTATAATGCGCTGGCACTCCGCCAACTCCATCGTCACACCGTACACTCTTAATTGTTCTTTATACTTAGTGGCTCCAAGACCATACCCGCATCCCAAAATTGTCCACTTCCCTACAAAGCGTTCTTCCTTTGTAATGTCCTGTTCCGGCTTGCCGTATATCTTGCTCGCCATCTGTTTGTAAACATCTTCCCCGTTATCAAACGCATCAACCAAATCATTCTGTTCCGCCAACCACGCCAGCGTCCGTGCTTCAATCTGGCTCGAATCCGAATCAACAAACATATACCCCGGTGGCGCACATATGGCGTTCTTTAGCGGCGAGTTGCGTGGCAGGTTCTGCATGTTCACCTTGTCGTCCCCGCCCCAGCGTCCCGTGTGTGCTGCGTAGTACCGCAGTGGAATCGGTAGCGCACCACGTCCCGCAATATCTATAAACCGTTGGGTGCGTGTCTCTTCCAGCGTGGACTTTACACCTAGTCTAGCGGCTACAATGGCTTGCACCACAGGGTTCTCATGCTCAAGGAGTGCCTTAAATTCCTCGTCTGTTTTAGCAAATGCGTAAGTTGGTTTCCCGGTAGTCAAACTTACCTTCATCGGCGGCTCTACCCCCAGCTTGGTTAGCACGTTGGCTAACTGAGGGTTGCTCATTATGCTGTCTATGTCCTCACTAATTGCCGCCATAAGTTCTTCTTTCTTCTGCTTGACGCCAACCAGATGGGCAGTAAGTAGCTCGGTATCCAATACAAGTTTAGGCTCTGTGAACATACGGATAGTCAAGTCAATCAACTTCAACTCAACCAGCGGGAATCCACAGGTCACCTCACGCATTAGTTTATATGTCAGGGCTGTGTCGTTATCACAGTAAGACCCATACCGCGCCAACTCCTCTGCGTTAAAGTCCAATCTGCGTTTACCCAACGCGTTCAGAACTTCCGTGCCTTTCTCCCCCAACTTATACTGCTGCACCAACGCTGCCAAACTACCGCTTACGTTAGTACCGTGTAACGCACGTGCTATAGATAACGTATCCACTATACGCTTGGGGCGTATATCGAAGTGCCAGTTAAGTATCGCCATATCAAACATGGCGTTGTGTGCAACGGCTGTAGCATTACCCCAATCAAACTGGTGCAGGAATTTTTTAGTGTTCGCCATAGTACCGCTGAACCAGACAGGGGAACCGTTGTCAATCTGTACGCTAACCCCGATAACTTCAAAGTCCGGATGGCGTATGTATTCTTCTGTAGTTAGCTTGGACAGAGAATATGTTTTGTCGTAATAGGTTTCAAAATCTATTGTTATTACTTGCGTTGCTGCTTGCATGTTGTACCCCTTGTTTGCTCTGCTCGTTTTGTTTACTGCTTAATCCATCTTGCTGAACCATTTATCTTTTATAAACTCAATCGCTGCGTCCTCTTCTCTCTCGTCGAATAAGTGAGTATCCACTATGTTGCCTTTATAGAACACGTCTACATTCAACGCACCACCTAGACTGTAAGCTGTTATGCGTGTTGCGTTATCCTCACACAATTCATTAAGATGAATTTCACATTTACCTCTATGCTCTGCCATCATATGCGTTACCTCGAATCAGATTTATGAACGACCCTAATGTGTCCAACTTTGTCTCGTCAACTACAATAGCAATCCCCCCGGCGGCTGTTATCTTTTGCATCTCCCGTATCTGTAGCATCGTGGGTGTGTTGCCGTTTGCTTTACATTCGATAGCAAAAAACTTACCGTCAACACAACACACAATATCAGGTACACCACTACGCCCCAGACCGTTCATGGCGGCGAAGAAATAATACACGCCGTGTTCCTTCAGGATGGAGACTACCTTATCCTTTACTTTCTTTTCAGGTGTTTTTGGCATCGTTATATATTATCCATGTAATTTACAGAGTCAAGTATTTTTTGTGGGTGTTGTCTATTCTTGTTTGGCGTTGTACGTTTTATTACTGTACTTTTCCAGTAATTCTTTTTTCTGCTCTTCTGTGTAAATGAATTTGGTTAGCACCTCGCGCATCTTCTGGGTGTAGTGCGGATACTTCCGGTAAAACTCCAGTACCTCGTGGGGTAACCGCAAGTTTACATGCGCCAATGCCGGGTTAGCCCCCCTCCCTCGACCCCTGCGTGTGCTTTCTTCAGTTGTGTTTTCTATAACTTTATTTTCTATATCGTTCATGGTGTGTTCTCCTCATCTATAACAAAAAAAGTATTTTCGTTTACCCGCATACCTGTGTCTGATAAATACGCAAGAGGGGCAATTAACTTCAGCAACCCCACCCCGCGCTTCAGAAATTCCGGTAGTGTGTCCGTCTGATAAATATACATAGCGGAAACAAAAGTGCTGCCCCCCTGTACAGGGAACGCGCGTGTAGCTAAGTAGTTCTGTCCATCTATGACCACTAACCACCCCAATCCCTGACGATATTTATGCTCCATATCTTGCACAATATCGAAGTACTCACACTCTTCTGGTATGCGGCTCGTGTCCTCCCTCCACACACCAAACTTTTTAATCCAATCCAGTACAACTTCCCAGTTGTTGAGCACATAATCTTTTATATTACTCTCCATTGATGCGTAGAGGTTATCTACATTGTGCTTGCGTATATTAGTTATAGAGCACATCGCGTTCTCTGTTTGCTGCATGGCCTCGTGTAACTTCTTTTTATGTTCGTCTAGTATGTTCACATCTTTGCTCCTGTTTTAATAAATACATGTCGGTTGCACCGCTGCTAAATAGAGTAAGTGTACGGGTGTTAGTGGGTCGCCGTTGCCGTTGCCGTTGCCGTTGCCGTCGCCGTTGCCGTTGCCTCTGCCGTACCTGTAGCCGTAGCCGTCGCCGTAGCCGTAGCCGTTGCCGTTGCCGTAGCTGTAGCCGTTGCCGTAGCCGTCGCCGTCGCCGTAGCCGTTGCCGTCGCCGTAGCCGTTGCCGTTGCCGTTGCCGTTGCCGTAGCCGTAGCCGTCGCCGTAGCCGTAGCCGTTGCCGTTGCCGTTTCGTTTTAATAAATACATATCAACTACCCTCTAACTCACCGTACACTTACTTATACCGTACTCCCGTTACGCTCCGTATGTGCAGGGAATCATAACCAGTACTTTGTTTTTCGGTACCGTGGGGTTGCCGCAAAAGTCCAGCACCGTCTCTGTAGTCGGGCCTTTCAACGCTATCTCACCCAAGCCCGCCGTTGTTCCCCATACCCGGATAACTGACGCATCGTTTAGTGTATACACGCTCTCGTTCCCCACCAGATTATCTGTAAGAAACACCCACCCGCCTTCAACTACTACGATAGTACGGGAACCTTTTGCCTTGTTTTTATGTGTTATGCTCATTTTTACTCTCCTCGTTTATATAAGTTTTGTTTTTACTACCAATCGTATTGCTTCAATATTGCGTCTACATTGCGCTTCATAGTCTCCCTGACGTGTGAACTCTCCTTGATAACCTCAATATCCGCACCGCGCATGGTGGCTTGCAACTGCTGCCTCGCACGTTCCAGTTCCGGGTCTTTGGTTATGTTTAAGTGTGTCAACATTTCACACAACTCCACTGCGTTAGTTACCAGCGAGTCGTGATACCGCTTTTTCGGTGCATCTTCCCCAACACCGTCCGTTAACTTTTCCGACATTGCCATTAACGTCTTATGCAGTTTCTCCCACGGTTCCCGCATCGCCTCGGCTATACGTCGATTAAAACTACTCTCGTACTGGTCACGCATATCCACCAAGTCTTGTTGCCCTATGTCCAGTCGAAAGTCTCCAGCTTCGGGAACCGGACTAAACACCAGACGGAAATCAAACTTACTACGCACATCATCCGCGCTGGGGTAATCGTTCGGGTCAAATAAATCTCCCAGATACGTCTGGCTCACCTGTATCAAGGACGGGTAGTTGTCCACGAATGTATCCACCAGTTTGTTAAACGTCTCACGCCGTGTGTTCAGTTCCGTCTTGTAATCAAAGAATAAACTGGTCGGTAGTAACCGCATCCCGTGGTCTGCCCACGGTAGCGTATGTGTACTGTGGTATGACCTGCACCCCGTGGCGTAGTCGGCTATGTTCTTACGCAGACTGGTGCCTGCCATTAAATTCTTGCGCACCTGTGCCGCGTTGCTCGCCGCGTTCTTGATGACAGTGACCTCGCCGGTCGCGCCTCGGTCTAGTTTGTTCGCCGTCCACACAGAGATGTTTAGTTCTACCAATACGGCACTTGCTGAAATACCCATGCTTGCTCTCCTTTGTTTAGTTTGTGCGTCCGTGTCGGACGCTGTAGTTATTGTTTACTCTGGTTTACCCGCCATCTTCATTATCTTGTACGCCTCGTTGTTGATAAGTTTGAGGCTCTTTGTGCGGCTATCCGTATCTTCCGGGTACACATGGTAGGTATACCATGATTCCGTGTTATCATCCCCTTTGTGCCATTTCTCCTCGTATACCTCCGCACCTTCTATTAACTCCATAATCTTTATCGCTTTATCTGCGTCGAATATGTATTCTCTGTAATCAACCCTGACGATTGCTTTCATGTTGTTTACTCCTGTTAATTCTCTAATTAGAGAATTTGTTTATCGTGTTGTTTAGTTGTTTAGTTGTTTAGTTGTTTAGTTGTTTAGTTGTTTAGTTGTTTAGTTGTTTAGTTGTTTATATGTACTGTCTTACCCACAGTGGCGGTCGCTGACGGATTACCCGCGACAACCCACAGCACAGGTGCATCCCAACCCACACCCCAGTCCGGCACGTGCCCGTCCGTTAGCATGACCACGCACTCAGGCTGGGTGCCTTCTTCCTTTATCTTGTCCACTACACACTGCGGGTCAGTGCCTCCACCACCTGCGGGCTTCGTTGACTGTACCAACGTATCCAGCGTGTTCACGTCATACACCTCGTGTGCTGCCACGTGGGTGTCCCAATACATCAAGTCCACAAACTCCGGGTGCAGTTCACTTGCCAACGCTTTGACCTCGGACAGAAACGTATTCAAGTCCCCTACACCGATAGACCCGGATGTATCCACACCAACAACCACCCGCCCGATGCGCTCACTTATCATCGACGGCATGACCATCCCCTGCCCCATGTACCTACGGTTTGGTTTGCGCCATGACGACATATCACGCCCCGCACAGATAGACTTGACGAACTCCCGCATTTCCTCTTTCCAATCCACTTGCGGTTCCAGCAGTTCACCTAACTCACGTGGAGTATTCCCCGCGCCCTTACCGACGCGCTTCGCTGCCATCTGACCTTGACGTAATCCACGGTCTATCTCCCGTTCCAGTTCCTCTCGCTGTTCCTTGCTCAGTCCTTTGGCTTTCTCCCAATCATGGCTGTCGAAGTTTTCTTCGCCGCCACCCTTAGCCTCACCCTTGCCGTTGCCCTCACCCTCACCATCCTGTTTCTTTTTCTCTTGCTCTTGCTTTAGCAGGTCGTAGACTTGCTTGGTATTCATACCCCGATACTTCTCGTCCAGCAGGATAAACGGCTTGCCGTCTTGCGTGGGTATATCTACCACCTTGCGTTCCGGGTCTGCGTCGCTTATGACAAGGTTAATCACATAGTCACAAGCCATGTTTGCCAGTCGGGGATTCTCTTCGTGTAGCTTGCGCCATACGAACATATGCCGGAACCCCTTGTGCAAGTTCTCGTGCAACACTACGAACGCCAGCTGTTTGTCCGTCAACGTGTTGATGAAGTCTCGCCCATAGAAATCGTCGATACCGTCCGTCGCAGCAGTAGGTAAATCCTCCACTACATACGTCTGCCCCGAAGTTAATATGCCTGACCATAATGCAAAGTCCGGGTGCTGCATCAGGCATATTTTCGCCTTGCTCACGCGTCGTGCTTCGTTGTCTCTCATGGTTGTTTCCCTCTTAAGTTTTTGGGTGTATTACCTACAGGTACTTATAACAAGTCAGAGTAGGTCTTCGTTGCGTGCCACCCAGTTCGACAGCTTCTGGCACTTGAACGCCAGCCCCTGCTTCTTGGTGTCCTTCGCTATGCTGATACAGAACGTCGCCTGCCACTCAGGTGCAAGCCTCTCCAGATAGTCCATGAACGGATTGATAGAATCCTTGTCCACCAGCGTTATCATGGTGTACGTCATTACCGCCGCTGCACCGCTGGTAGTAGGTAACCTCGCCGTGGTCGGGTTGTTGACAATATCCGCCTTGCTTGGCAGCTGGTCTTGATACTCGATGAACGCCTGTATATCTCGCGCCGCACTCTCGCCTATCGTACCGGCCAACGCACATATCAACGCATCGGAACTAAACATATGTCGTACCTTGATGATGTTGCTACCCCGCTCGGCTGACCGTGGCGAGAAGTAGGATTTCTGCATACGCTTGGGGTGGTATATGTACGGATTGGTATCCTGCCCCGTCGATGTGTAAGACTCCATACAGTGCGGGTACTGACTGACCCACGCCATCATTACCGGGTCGATGCCATTCTCTGCCGCCCACATCAACCATTCCTCGGCTGTCGGCTTGGCTACACGTACCCGAGTGATACGACCAAGTGAGTGCCCCTTGATATTGTCACCTACCCCATCACCTGACAGGTTACC